CACGAAATATTGGATGATGAACTGCTTCTGCTATGCACCCGCTGCGGCGAGGCACAAGGGTATGAAGAGATCGTCGAAGGTGGTGGTAGCTGGGTAGATGAAGGCTACTTCCACACCGATGGCGAGTTGTTCTGCCCATCCTGCTTCGAAGACAAGGACAAGTATGGTCAGCCATACAAATCAGACCGTGATGAAATGATCGCCAACCCTGAGAACTATTTACCCCGTGGATATTAATCACAACAACACAACACTATGACAAAACTAAATAAACAAGTTAACCGAGAGGTTACAATTAACGGGGAGGACTTCATTGCCTCCCTCAATATCAACCTGAATGAAGAACCAGAGTTCACTCTCCGAAAGAAGAGGCACAAGCATACAGTGAGTGTGCCCATGCACTCACTCATGGATGACGATGGCGAAGTGGTTGGGAATGGGGTGGCTCTTGAAACTGGCGAAGCACACCCGAAGGCGAAAGCAACACTCGCAGAGATCGGGTTGGATATGCCGTGCTCAAATTCCAAGGTGCGCAAAACACACACCAACTCCATGATGTCCGACCCCGCGTTCGCTGTGTCTGAGATTAAGTCACTGCTGACTGCATCGGAGATGGACTACGCGCTGAAGGTCGAGGTGCTGAAGGCTGTCAATAGTCTTTTCGATATCGAACAGGAGCTGACTGCATCCCACACCCTGACCCCTTAATCATTAACCGTGATCAAGGTTCTGTTGGACAGATACAGTCTAGAACTGTGTAAGTCCCACGCACTGGGGATAGTCGAGCACTATTCAAAGTTCAGTTCACTGGGATCAGGGTCTTACAACCACAATAATGTGGGCAGTAACTTAGTAGGAATTAAATCTGAGATGGCTACCAAGATATGGCTTGGCCGTAATGGCTTCACGAATATCCAATGCGGGTATGAGAAGTTTACGTCTACCCCTCAAGGGGATTTGACCGTGCGTGACTGGCCGATAGAAGTTAAAGGACTACGACCCAACCAGTGGGCTGGATATAAAAGATGTATCCCCCCTAAACAGTTAGACAAATACGTCCAAAGAAATGCTGTAGTAATTTGGACTACGACTACTGGAGATATAAAATCTGATGCGGTTACATTACATGGATGGAACTTTGCTACTGATGTGCATCTCAAGGGGGTGCCTCGCACAACCATCTGTGAGAATGTCTGGCTTGAGAATGATGAAGACATGCGGCTGATGGGAACACTCATCGCCACTCTCAAGAGAAGGAACGCATATCAAACAGAGTTACCTTTAACACAAATCACAACAATCGAAGTAAGTGCTAGTCCGAAAAATAAGTAGGGGGTTATACGAAGTTATAGACCTGCAATATAATAACTACCGAGTAGAAGATTCAAGAAGGATGGGAGCGTTCGACCGCCCGCCATCATTAATTAATAACATGAGGCAGGAATATAAGTGGGGTATCTGGGAGCAGTCCAATGGGGAGTGGGAATATCTTGATGGTAATCCCACCCTCAAGGAGTGCCTTGAAGTTATCGCAACATGGGCCGCCGCCTCACAACTAGGAAAATAAATGCCGAAGCAAACCAACACAACTGCCCGTGCTATACATGATCTCCTTGAGATGTATGTCACGGAGATAAAAGAATATTTCAAAGATGGTGTCCCCCAAGATGAATGGGAGGATGACATACTAACGAAGAGTGAAGCGTTACTTGAGGAGGCGCAGATCATTCTGGAAGAAACCGAATCCTCATACTGATTATGAATACAAAAAGAAAACACCGATCCCTCTACATGAAAGAATCATGGCTTCGAAGGAAAACAAAACTGAAAAATGAAAACGAAATCTATTGTCCCAGATGTAAGTGCCGACACGACAAAGCAATCCATAGAAATGAAACAACTATTCCCAAAACAATCTGAGGCCAAGGACTTCTTTGTTTCCACGCTTATGTGTGGTGACAACACTTTGGATTCCTCCCAGATGGGGACAGGTAAAACTGTTGTTGGATCTCAGGTAGCAAGGGAAGTTCTGGAGAGGAGGGCGGGGCACCCGCAACTCTCACCCAACTCCCGTGTAGCTGTCATATGCCCGAAGGCTGTGTTCCCAACTTGGGAATCCGAGCTGAAAGAATGTGGTATCGACCCACTCTTTATCCTGAATGTTGAGAAACTCCGTAAGGGAAACACACCTTGGGTAAAGAAGTTAGGTAAGAAAAATTACAAGTGGACTATACCAGAGGGGACGTTGGTTCTCATTGATGAGATCCATAAACTCAAGGGGCCGTGGACTCAGAACGCTAACCTCTTAATCACCCTTGTTCGCCAAGGGTTTCTGGTTCACGGGATGAGCGGAACCCCATGTGAAACTCCAATGGAGATGCGCCCACTAGGTTACATGCTTAGACTTCATAGCAATGACATGTCACGCGGGGGGCTGATGAGTTACTGGCAATGGCTCCGCTCCTTGAGGTGTGAGAAGGGACACTGGGGAGGGTTTGAAATGCGCGACCCCCAGTATGCACTCACTACTTTGCGTGAGAAAATGTATGGCATCAGCACATGTGGGCTAACGGTGGAGGATTTCCCTGCCTCATTCAGGGACAACCGAGTTATCGTAGACCCCATTGAGTTCAGCAACAACGACAAGATCATTAAGGCGTATGATAAAATGGAGATGTCAGGTGAAGACCTCAGTGAATACATTGAGAAGGGCACCGTCCCTAAGCATTACACCCATAGCAATGAAGAGGAAGACCCCATCATCGTAAAGATCTTACGGGCCAGACAAGAATGCGAACTGTTCAAAGTAAAAGACATCGCAGGTATGGCACAAGATGCTGTTGAAGAAGGGTATAACGTAGTAGTATTCCTCAACTTCACGGAGAGCCTACATGAATTAGCATCCCTCGTAGGGTGTGAGGTTGTTGATGGTTCTACCCCAGCGGAAGAACGCAACGAGTATATAGATGCGTTCCAACGGGATGAAACAAACTGCCTCGCATTAAACGCAGCAACAGGGGGGACTGGTATATCACTTCACGATACTATAGGTAACAGACCCCGCCTCTCTTTGATATCCCCAAGCTTTAACGCGAAGGAGTTTGCTCAGGTGATCGGTCGCATCCATAGGAATGGAGCTAAGTCCGATGCGATACAGAAAGTATTGCTCTCACATAAATCAATTGAGGAATATGTCATGCGAGCAATCAGCAAGAAGATAGATAACATGAAAACAATACACCACTCGCAGCCGTGTGAGTTAGACTCAACCCATTACCATGTATAGAATGAAAGAACCAGAGAACACAACCACAACGGTTGTCGAAATAAATAATATGAGTATAGCGTTGAAGGCACGGGTGGATAGCAGCGAGATGAATCCATCTGGATGGAGCATCATTGCTTTCGCACCTTCCGCTAGTATTAGATGTGTCCGTGCTCACCAGCCCCAACATTTAGATCTCTTCGTAAGAAGTATAATGGCTTTGTCAGGGGTAACCTCCGACACCATTACGTCAGGGGGTAGGTTGATACATAAGGAGATCACTAATGGAATTCACAAGATAACAAATGGCACATTCCAATGACCCATATAATCAGAACAGTTTACGAGAAGAATCCTAAAGCACCGATGCTGATGCAGGGGAGAGTGGTCGATGACGATTACGTTGAGCCTTCAACAGTTCGTGTGTGGGCACTGTGGAAGAACTGGTCTGGCGAACTAATGGTTGGGCCTGAGTTACTCGTTGAGAAAACTAAAAAGGGTATGCATCTATCCAACAGGGTAGCCGTTCATCTAACTAAACTACACCGAGAAGCAGATGTTGATGGAGTTAATAAGTGATAGTGAAACACACGCCGCTGTATTTTTACTCATTGCTTTTTTGATTCTTGTAGTTGTAACCATTAAGCTAGAGCTATGACACTAGAGGAACTACTCAAAATCCATGATGAAACCCACGCTAAATGTCGGAAGATTATGGAGGTTAAGAACAACGATTACACTGGGGGTAAGGGGGCCGATGATATCTTTGCTAACTTCAGGGCTTCCCAAATACTGGATGTGCATCCTGTAACCGGAATCCTGATGCGTGTAATAGATAAGATCCAGCGGATAAAGACCTTCGCGAATGATGGAGAGCTGTCCGTGCCAGAGGAAACAGTGGACGATGCGTGTGAAGACATCGTGAATTATGCAATACTTGCGAAGGCAATGTTGCGACAGTATCGTAGGACTCAAAGAGTTATGGACGATGCTGGCAAAGAGTTTTAAATTGTTTCTTGTGACACTACTTAGTGGTGTCCTCTTAGCTGACGATCACTGGGGTGAGATACCTCCTGCCCCTGAGCTAACGATAGTTCACCACCCTGCAATGGGTGTGATCGAGATCAGTTTTATATCTGACTCAACACTGGATGCTCCAGTGTGGTATATCCTTCAGGTAAAACAGGACGGAGATCCGAACGCGGAATGGTGGAGACCGTTCAATCCTCTACAGGAATCCAACTTCAATGAGCGTGTATACCTTAGCTTGTCTTATCGAGATGCAGCAGGACAAATTTATCCTTGGTTCAGGGCAGAGATGGTAAGGGTTCTGGTGATGTG